CTCGATCAGACAGGCAAGGGACTGGGCTTTTAGTTCACGTGAGTCATCTCGCTTTATCCTCGCGCGCCTCACAGCCCTCCACTTACGCAGCGCCTTTCGCCGCGCGACAGAATCTCCTGCGTTAACTACCTGCATGAACGCCCGCCACGCCTCCTCCTCGCTCATACGTAATCCCCTGCCGTGAGGTCCATGCGCATCGCGCGGTTGTCGTGCAGGCCCGAGGTCATCCCACTAGCGATCCCCAGGCCCTGCTCGGCAAACGTCAGGTTCAGCGCATCGGCGGCATCCGGTGACGCCAGCCCGCGCGCCCGCATCAGGTTCTTGCTCTCCACCTGCAACCGCCCATCGCTCAGGAACGAATACCGGGGCGCCACCAGGTCAGCGCGCAACTCGTCATCGCGCGGCAACCGCACCGCGCGCGTCTCCAGCCACTCGCGACAACGCACCCAAAGCTCGTCCCGCAGCCTCGCATAGCGGCCCGTGGTAGACGCCACCTCGGCCACGTTCACCCCGAGGATGGGCAGGTTCTGCTCGTGGAGGCGGTCCACCACGCCAGCGCCGATGCCGATCACATCGATCACAATCAGCGCCGGGCGGTTGTGTCCGGCCGCGTCATACTCAGCCTTGACGGCGCCCGCGAGCTGCATGGTGTCGATGTTGCGCCACCGCCGCGGCATCTCAGTGACCACGTTGCCACGGCGCTTGACCAGCACGCTGGCATCCGTTCCGAACCGAGCAACATCTGTGCCCCAAATTTCTACTGCCGTGGGGTCAATCGCCACATCGCGCACCATGGCGTCATCGACCAGGCTTGCGGCAATCAGCGTGTCGGCATCGGCAACCGGGAACTCACCCAACACCCTCACCCTGAAGGCGTTGGAGTCCGTGCCATAGCGCTGCTCGATTTCCTTGACGTAGTTCGGCGTCACCCGCCGGCTATCGGCGCTGCTCACCCGCATGGTGAACCAGCGATCTCGCTCCATGACGTGGCAGCGCCAGAAGAAGCCGCTGGACCGTGTGGGGTTACCGATCAGCAGCGTGATCGCACCCGGCGACGACATCGAGCCGCCAGCCGCCTCATACACCGCCTCATCGATGCCAGACGCCTCATCAGCAACCAACAGAACATGCGTGCTGTGCAACCCCGCCATGGCCTCGGGCTTGTCCGGCCGGCTGGTCCGCGCCGTGATGAAACACTCCTGATCGGCCTTGAGCGTGATGTGGTCCGAGGTGATATCCCACAACTGCCGCCAGCCCGGTGGCAAGCTGTTGAACCACTTCACCAGTTCCGGCCAGAGCGCATCGAATAGTTGCGGTGCGGTGGGTGCCGTCACCGCGACCTTGAACGGCGCCCGTGTGTTGGCGAACCATACCATGCACCACGCCGCCAGCGCCGACTTGCCCACGCCGTGACCTGATCGGATAGCCAGCCGCGTATGACCGCGCGCCACCGCCCGCAGCGCCTCGACCTGCCACGGATCGGGATCGACATGCAGCACCTCACGCACGAACGCGATGGGCGCCCGCGCATACCGCGACATCGCCACATCGAACGGGTTGGCCGCCCTGGCAATGGCCTCAGCCCAGTCTGGTGGTAGGGTTTCAGCGTGACTCATGGAGGTATCTCATGGTGACCGGACCGTGGCTCAACTTTGGCCTGTGGCTTGGAGATAACGAGCCTTCGGACGATAACGTTATCAAGATGACTGAGCCGTTATATCGGGCGCTCCCAAAAGGCATCATAAGGAAATGGGTGCGCGAACAAAACACTAGCAATGACGACCTGCCTCTGCGTTACCGACGACTAGCCTGGAAGCTGCTTGCCCACGATGACGAGCCTCCAAGAATGCGGCTTGTCGTTTCGTACAAAGCGCTAGAAAGGATCGTTGGCGAGATTGCACAACAGGAGCAGGCAGCGAAGTCGTACATCGATGATATCCAGGCCAAACTGGACAGCTACAAAGACAACGAGCAACGAAGGCGGCGGCTTAACGCATTGCGTGCCGCTGAGCGAACATCAGTTGCACTGGAGCTTGCCATAGAGGCCGGCGCCTTAGAGGCCAAACTGGAGCATAATGCTGACATTACGGCACAGCAGGTGTCCGATACGTTCCGGAAAATGGCCGAGGCAGGCAAGTTGCCATTATTCATCACAGTCGATGGTGAACTGCGCCGATTGCGTATCAACAAAAGCAAGCGCCGATAGACATCAGCGTGGCTCACGGACGCGGGATCATCTCCATACGGTCGTTTGCGTATGCATCACGACATTGCACGATGTTAGCGCCCGAAAATAACTGCATCGCAACGCCATTTTGTCGTTGACATTGCCAGTCTCCAACGCTATTTTGTCGTTATCGAAACCGGAGACAGACAGATGACCAACCTCGTAATTTCTTGGAACACCAGCAAGACCGCCGAAGGGTTCCAGTATCGTGTGTATTCAGTCGCTCACAACGAGCCGACCAAGACGCTGAAGATCGGCATCGAGTCCAGCCGCGCCAAAGCCAAGCTGTCGGCCCAGAAGTGGATGCGCTACCTCAAAGCGCAGGCGGCCTGAGCCATGAAAGCCTTCCGCATCTTCCGCAACCACTACCTCTGCGACGCCTGCCCGAACGAATGGAGCGATGAGGTGATGGTCGTTGCGCCCGCATATTGCCCATGCTGCGATGCCCGCACCGCGCCGTATGACAGCACCGCGCTGCTTGAGGATGTCACTGTGACAGAGGACGCCGAATGACCCCTGCTGAGTTCACCGCGGCGCTCGATGTGCTGGGCTGGTCAAAGCGAGAGCTGGTCCGGCACATCAAATGCGACACCAACCTGCCGCTGGCATGGGAACGCGGTGAGGTTGAGATCCCGCCGCGCATTGAAGCGTGGCTTATGAAGCTGGTGCAGTTTCATCTGAAACATCCGCCGCCGAAGAACTGGCGAGTGTGGTAGGCACATGAAGATGTGACCAGACCTCGTTGCCGTCTTGACGCAGATCCGGAGATCGCAACATCAGGCCAAGGCAATCCCGCAGCACGCGCGCATCTTCCCGAGACAGGTGCAAGACCAATTCATCGTCGTTATCGGTCAACATTGATGTCATCACGATTGCTATTGGACGCCGCCAGCAGGATGCGTCTGACTCGGTCAAACACCAGTTTATCTCTATCCGATAGGGATCGCTGAACTGATCCGGCACCGTCATTCGGAACACCGGGCCGAGATCGTATGTGTGAAAATCTGCCATGCTATTCCGTCGGAGTCGGTGCATCGAGCAGGTTAGTTTCCTGCTGTGGCGCAGGCTCAACTTGACCATCGATGAGTTGCGCTGACATAGCGCGCGCTGCAGCGAGATGCAGGAGGACAACGGATGTCGCTTCGTCGGCCTCGATGCGCTGCGCTGGCTTGCCATAACCACGATCGAGCAGCGCATTGGCAGCACCGAGACGCACGCGCGGATCTTCGTCCTTGAGCATTTCGACGACGACTTCGATGCAACGCGGACCATGCACGCGAGCGAGCGCGGAAATATCGATATTTACTGGCGGTCGGCCGCGCGGATTGCCGGATTGTCCTGGTTTCCAGGCCGCAACTGGCATCTTTTTTGTGCTAGCACTCACTGTATGAGATCGCGTCGTTCCAGACTAGCAATTGGTATGGTGATTTCCCGCAACTGGCCGAAGAACATACAGCCAATCCGTGCTAGATCGCCGTGGATGCTGACGACAGCCCCGACCATGCCGCTAGCAGCCCCGCGCGCGACCACCACAGCCTCGCCTGTGGCGATTAGCGCATGCCCAGCTAGGGGTATAGCGCGAACCGACTCACCGGCCTGTAGCGCCTCGACGAGGCCGCTATCGAGCATGTGCGGTTTTGGCCCTGCCATGAGCAGTCGGGCCACGCCGGCTGTGGAGCGGATTGGCGCCCAGAGCGAGCCTGGGACCACGAACAGGTAGCCGTTGAACAGCGGCACTGAGACGCGATGGCGCATTGAGGGCGTTGCGCGATCGCGGCGGAGCGCTGTGGTCATTGGCAGGTAGGCTGTGAAGCCTTGGCGGGTGAGGTTTGCGAGTGCCCATCGCTCGGCCTGGGGATGAGTTTGGCAGACGGCCCAACGGCTACCGCACCGGTCGTGACCGGGAACGCTGCGATCTAACCGGCTGTCCGGTTGTATGTCAACGATAGCGTTCACCGGACGAGCAGCGGACCTGCGCGACCGAACAGCTCGGCGGCGATCCAGAACGCGATGGCGGCCCAGCCGAGGTGTGGGCGGGACAATGCCACCGGCCATGCCGATGCGGCCAGGACAGCGCAGACGAACGCGAACACGAGCAGGATGAGCGAGATCACCACGCACCTCCGCGGAACACGAGGAAGACCACGATCACGATCAGCACGAGGCCGAGGCCGCCGCCGTAGCCCCAGCCTGGGCCGTAGGCGCCGTGGAGGTAGTAGCCGCCGCCACCGCCGAACAGCAGGAGCAGCACGACCAGGAGCACGATCAGGCCCATGGGTCAGCCTCCCATCACGGCAAACTGCCGGACCATCGACGCGGCGTGGATCTGCTCGCGGGTCAAGTAAGCCGCCTTGGGACGTGGCCGGTCATCGCACAGCGCGATCTGCTCATGCCGCGACAGCACGGCGGCTCTGGGCGGGTAGGCTTTCATCCGCAGGGCGTGGCGCATCTCGGCGAACGCCGCCCGCACCGTCTCCGGGTCAACCGGCGCATCGAGCGGGTCTGCCTCGGCCTTCGGGGGCGTGTAGCTCTGGCCACCACCGGGAGTTGCAACCCCGATGACCGGCGCCTTGGGTGGCTCCGACACCGGAGCGGCGG